CATCAGATCGGTTACGATCATTGCCTATGTTTTCGGGTTAGACTTCCTTATCAGATTTATCTGAGTCAACATGATTTGGTAATAAGGCCCATATAGCCCCACTCGTACCTAAATTAATTAGGCAGCGAGAGCGAGATTTACTTCGCCAATTAACATTTTTTGAATAACTTTTATACTGGCCTGTTATTCAACCAGTCGATGCCATCCATATCTCTACTTACCTGTCGATACCTTTCGCCCCCTTAGTTTTCTAATTCCATCAATCTATCGTGTAGATTACTGACCATTTTTGTATGTATCATATCATTGATCTTATTAACTTCTTTAACAGCCTCCAAAGATTCTGAATGAATAACATTCATTGTTAAAGAAGCAAATAAAACTGATAATAGACATATAAACAGAAGTCTGTATTTCATGATAATCTTTCTTTTAGGCGGGTTAGTTACTTAACTAATATAAAGGAAGGTTATCATAAGTTACACCATTCCATTCTTAATCATATTCAGATATTGGTCTTTACTTATCCAAATATCGTCATTTTGATACCTTTTTGACAATAATGAACGAATCTTTTTTCTTCCAACATAACATGGTTGAAACTGTAAGGATTGTCCACTAAAATAGCATTTTCTGTTAAATAGACAATATTTTAATGTCCATTCTCTATCATAGATAATTTCAGAAATCATTTTGTATTGGTTCTCTAGTTTTAATATCGTATTTAGTGCCTGAAGTATATGTTTGCTTTGATAGCCTTTTAATTTCTTCCATTAATTTTTTCAGTTCGTCATCATTAACTGGTGAAGTTATAGTGCTAACTACATGATTTAGTTTATTGATTTTTTCAACGAATATAAAATTGAAACCAACCGATAAAACTAATAGGCCAACTAGCAGAGTTACTATTGGCATACAGCATAATGAGCGATGTGTCATGATAATTATTTGTCCTTGAATCGAATATGGTGTAATATACTTTATCAAGTTATAATAAGGAGATTCGGCTATGAGTCAATGCGTTACCTGTTCAAAAAAAACAAATAATCCAAAATTTTGTTCAAGATCATGCGGTGTGTCATACAATAATCGAATAAAACCTAAAAGAATTGCAACAAAAAAATATTTTAAGTGCTTATATTGTAAGAAGAAAACTCAATTTTATACTAATAATCCAAGAAAATATTGTTCAAAAAGTTGTCGGATAATACATAACAGAAATACTTCAGATAATCTTATAGAAGTGCATGGGTTTGGTAGCGGACATTATCATAATGCAACAATCAGAAAATATTTGATAAGAAAATATGGGAATAATTGTATGCTCTGCGGACAATCTGGAGACAATTGGAATGGTAAACCTATGACACTGATTGTGGATCATATTGATGGAAAGTCCAACAATAATATGCTTAATAATCTCCGTATCGTTTGTCCAAACTGCGATTGCCAATTACCTACTTACAAGGCAAAAAACAAAGGTAATAGTTCCAGATCCTACTTCATTGTTCAGAAATAATACTGCGTTGGGGAGTCGAACCCCCTCTTACTCAGGTTATAAGCCTGATGCCCACTACCGGCGAGCACACGCAGTTCATATGTTTCATTATACCATCGTCAATCGTCCTGTCAACTCTTGAGAATATTTTTTTAGTCGTTGTGGTATAATTCCTTTAGAAGTTTAATCTCTGCTTCATGTTTTTTAATATTTTCATACATCTCATTACAACTCACACAAAAATCAGATGAGATATATGCTTTACAATCATGAATCTTATCTTCTATATCACGAATCTTTCTTCTTATTTCTTCGTTTGATAGATTGGTCATTTGATTTTCTCTTTTTCTTTGTTGTTTTTGTGATTTCTGGATTAGCCCAAAAAACCATCTCGTTGCTTGTTTCATCCCAAGCACATTCTACTAGTCCTTTAGCAGCGAGTTTTGCTAATCCCACATTATGAATCCATGTTACAGTATGTTCATAGATCTTTTCGTTGGCATCTTCATTTAGCAAAGGGCGATCTTTATCATCGAATCCAACACATTCAGTATTTACAAGATTAATCATTTGTCCGATACTAATAAAATCATCAAGATTTTCTTCATAAGACTGTGAAAGACTTTTAGCCGCAGCCTCACGCATTTCTGTGGCGTATCCTTCAAGATCAGTAATGGCATAAACGTCGCTCATGTTCATACTCTCCAAAAGTAATTTACTAGATATACTTACTTACACCTTTATCCAAATCATTAATTATATGATCTACCAATGTATTCAAAGTATAATCCATTGAATATTGTCCTCTTGGTAGCCATTTAGTATTATCTCTTAGGCCGGTTTTTATTTGGGGCAACCAATGCTGATAGGCCAGAGCATATTCTTTTGGAAAATACATCTTTAAAATAGTATCAATTTTATTCAGATGATCTTCTATATGATCTCTATGAGAATAAAGATTTTCTAGTGCTTCTTTTTGTTGAGGATTTAAACTCATGCTGTTGGTTCTTTCTGTTTCAACTTAATCAACTTGTGTCTAGTTTTCCAAACACCAGTTTCTTTATTCTGAATATCTCCACCCATATAAATATGAGCAAATCCAGCGTTCTTGTCAATACCCCAAGCAAGGATACCATTTTTATCTACTGATTCAACCACAAACCTACCCCTATAACCCATAGGTATGAAGTCTCCCTTGCTAAAAAAATACGGGCCTCCACCAACCTTGATTCTGTCTCCCTTTACCAGTTCACGCCAGTTGACGTTCTGAATAATCTTGGTATTTTTGTGTTCCTTACTCTTTGCCTTAAAGACGAAAGGAGTATTACACTTCTTACACGCATAAGCACGGGGGCCAGTAGTTTGACCACAATTCTCACAAGCCTTTTGTCCCTTACCCATTTTATTCTTCTCCAGTGCGTTGTTTAAGCCTTATGCTCTAAGTATAACACGATTATCGGCACTGTCAAGCCGTCACCTTTAAGATTTTCTGCAACCCTCACAAAGAGTGCTAATCCAGCCATTTTCATTTGGACTTCCTCTGTCTCCACAAACTTCACAAATCTTATAACTCATAGCCCCTGCCATAGAAACTAATCCTTCAACATAATCATCCCCGCCACTAAAGTAGATTCTAAGACCACCAAACTTTTCTTTAACTTGGTCAAACTTTACAGGAATATACTCGTTGCCTTCCTCGATCTTCATTCCAAAATCTTTTTGAATTTGAGCATTTTGTTTTTGTTTATACTCTTTCTGCCAAACAATATTATTTTCGTGATTCTTAATCATAAAACAAAGAGGAGAAATAATATCAAACCAACCATTTCCACATTCTATTCCCCATGCCATGCAACTGCTCATAATATCCTTATCTTTATTAGAAAAGAGTTCTGGATATTTATCAAATAGTTGTTGCTGTAATTCCTGATCCATTTGGACTATCCTTTATTTCTAGTTTACCGGAACTATAATGACAAAAATAACTAGCACTAATCTTACGCTTGGTTAGTTGAATGGTTTCATCAAAAATTTCAGTATAAACATTAATACGATAGCGATTCTCCCAGACATTAATAATCTTAGTCATAAGATGATTTTTAGGCTTTTCAACTTGCTTAAACAAGAGGCTTTCAATTTCTAAATCCATTTTAAACAGTCTCCATATTTGTGTTAGAAGTATCAATACTCAAAGAAATTTTATTATCCGGCATTTGAATAAAATCAGTAGGATAATATTCTAGAGTTTCAAAATCAAATACTTGCACATTTTCTTGCCAAGGAAAACTGCCGGGATTATTAATATCGTTTGCTCGTTCATAAAGAAAGTTATACAGTTGTAACCAAGTCATATTATTTTTCATCTTGCTCTCCTGTTGGCACGATCAAGTTTACGAATAGTTTGTGTAGCATTAGCGGGAACCATAACAAGACTAGGTGCAGTTTTATGTCCCCAATCCATAAATCCCACAGCACGATTTTCTACACTACAATCCTTGCAAATCATTTTGCGACCAGTTTCAACCAGAAACTCGTAGCGATCAAATCCAACATTTTCTTGACAATAAATACAATTCATAGGTAGCCTCCGTATAGCGGATTATACCATAACCATCGGCATTGTCAACTCGTTGCCTTCAATCAAATTTCCAACGCTGTCAATAAAATTCCCATCGTCGGTACTATAATAAACTGTGTTTAATCCTACAGCATTAAGAAGTTTATCACAATTTTTACAAGGTTTACTTCCTAAAATAAGTCCCTTTCGGTTGATACGCAATACAACAATTGACCAATTAGAATCAATGGTATTATACTTATCCAAAAGTTTAGAAATAAGACGAGATTCAGAATGATAATATGGGAACTCCTTATATTTTTCCAGATTAAAATCTTCACCGATTCTATAAGCACCAGTATGAGTCTTAATCGGGTTGTTTTGGGTGAAACAAATTAGTTTGGTTCCATCAAATGCGGCAGCATAGTGGTAGCATCTAATCAGACGATTCGGATTCCAATTTTGATATGCTTTGCGTATTGTTTTGTTGATTATCTTCATATATTTCCAATGGTTTTATGTAAACATCATCATCCATTCTGTCAAAATATTTATCTTCTAATGAAGGTAAAGGAGTTAGATTAACTTTTTTATTTTCTGGGGAGTCTGTTAGTTTTATTCTTACTGGTTCTTTCATTGTTTTGTCCTTATTTTGATGCTAACATATATAAGCCGATATTTGCAAAAGCATAGCCAATATATGTAATAAGCATACCATAGTTCTTGTGCAAGATTCCTTGCTCAAAAGCCACCCAGATATAAATTAGTCCTGTGATTAAAATTAAATTATGACTCATACTGCAACCCCTTTAGTAATTTCTATATGATTTTCTATAGCCAAGTCTTTTGCTTTTAGTTCCATGTCCACATCAAATTCTAGTCCGTAAGTATTAAAAGCATTTTCTGAATAATCAGAATGAGCCCTTGGATTATTTCCAAGCCTACTCTCACTATAATGAAATAATGGACGAGTTTGCCAAGTGTCAAAGCACATATTAATAGCCTCACACTCTGTCAAATTATTAGGATGACACTTATGATGCAGATAATCAAAACAGATCGGGATGCGAGTAATCGGGTGAAAAATATCTACCAATTCACGCACACTCCAGCAATTAAGTTTGTCATCATTTTCTATGGTGAGCCTTGCCTGACAATTCTCATCCAACTTTTTAAAGTTCTCGTAAAAACGACGACTAATTTCTTCTCTGGTTCCATTGTTGTTATGAACGTGTAAATTCATGGGGGAATTAGTGTCTGCTGGCAAGCCAATTCTGTCGAAGAAACTGCTGTAGAAGTTCAATTCTGTAATAGTCTTTTCCACAACTTTTGGAGTCAAACTAGACAAACTGTTAAATTCAGAAGGATGTGCAGAAACTCTTACATTACTATCAATAATGCTTTGTGCAATATTATCAAACTCATCTTGAATTTCATCATGGTTTGGCAAATCTTCCAAACTTACATTAGCCTCATCATAAGTAATGAGAGGAAAAATATCGCTACTAACACGATAAACATAGTCACTTTGTCCGCAAAACTCAATAGTTTTACGAGTAGTAATAAGATTATTAAGAATCCTATCTCCAAGTATTGCTATGGCTTCTTCTCGCGGCAGAGAATTGAAGCGTTTAAAAGTCATGGTCTGATGACCAATACCCTGCTCTTTAAGTTTGAGCGAAATACAACACAATCCGTAACGCATAGTTTCCTCGTTTTTGACCAGCATACCACAAGTATCGGCTACAGTCAAGCAAAAACTTTAGAAATTTGTTCAACAGATAGGATTTTTACTAAAGAGTATTCTATGGAAGGAAAATGAAGCTTAAAATTATTTAATGCTTCTTCAGAGGACAAGCCATCGTGAACCTCATTTATTAATAGATTCTGTTTTGAAAGATCATTATTCTTATAAACCTGAGCAGTAATATTAAACAGTTTCATTATATGATCCAATCTGGTTAAGAAATGACTTGATATCTATTAATTTATTATATTGTATCTCATACCTACTTTGATCGTATGTAAAATTATTATTGGTCGTTCCAGCCTTTACTAAGGTCGAAAGATCGAAAAAGTCTTTTTTTGAAATAGCCCCACATATCCATGCGATGGTAAAATCATTTTTTATTCTACTAAAAACATAATAATCTACATCTCTTGCTTTTTGTTCTTCATAAAGTGTTCCAACATAATTATCTAATGGTTTCGTATTACATCCTTGTGCTTTTGAATCAATTGTTATTGAATCAATTATGAAATCTACATTATCATTATCGCTATAATTTAGTTGAGGAAAATACGATCTAATACTGGCTTCTGCTAGATACCCCGTCATTCTTTGACGATCTTTGTTTAATCTATGAGTGCCAGTATTTCCATATTTGTTTTTATAAGACAGATTACGTTGTTCTGCTTCTTGATAAATCTCTGGAGTAATATTAATGGTCAAAGTGTCCATCCTAATGCCTCTCCAATAGTAGGAAATTGTTCAACAAAAATTTTCTTACATTCATTAGCAATAATCATATGTTCTTTTTGAGTACCATGACCAGAACGTAATTCAATATAATGTAGCCACGAACGAACTGTTCCGCTCATATAAAGTCTGGTTGGAGTTGCTAATGGCAGTATAAATCTGGCACACTCTTTAGCCACCCCGTCTTTAATCATGCCATCATATATCGCTTTTGCTTTTGCAAAATGTTCTCTTATTTGAGTATTCCATTTAACTACTATTTCATGATCAATATCGTCAATACTATTCTGTCTGTTCTTATTATCTTGGCGACGAAGTTCAAATAATGGAATTTCTTCACTCAATAATGTTGCATCTGCATATCGTTGACTAAACTCCTGAAAAGTGAACGATCTATGTCGTAGAATTTGGGCAGCAAGACCTCTAGTTGTATTAATTTCCACAGTCATAAAACTTTGCTCGAATATGGAAAAATGCTTATGATCAATGCAATATTTTAATAGTTTAGCGTAGTTCTCGTTATCTTGTCCTTTTGGATTTGATACTCTGGCACAATAGGCCATTAATTTTTCAGCATCTGGAGTAACACTAACTAATTTTACTTGACTCATTTATTTATCCTTATTTTTCAATAATTTTGTTATTTTTTCCCATACTGGCTTAAAAAAATAAGCAGTAATTACACTAGATATTCCTCCAATCACACCATTTACTATTGGTGTTGCAACAACAACTGGTACTAAGCATTGATTTTCAATTTCATTATTCTGCTGTTGAGAATTTTGTATCATTTTTATTTTCTTGATATTGTTTTTGATGCTCCACATACTTATCATTAGTCATATGATTATAAATAGCGATGGCTACTTTACTCACACTAAGAGCAACTCCCGTAGCATTAGGATCGTCGTTCTTACACCAGTAATAACTAGCGCCATTAATACTATCATCTTTCTCTTTAATGATAGAATAACCCCAAGTTTTAGCCCAACTTTTTACTTCTGTGATTTTAAACATTAACAACCCATTGTATCTGTACGTTTTGGTTTATTGCTATTAACTCTATTTTTAGGATCAGCATAATCTACTTCTTTGTCATAATGCTTCCATGCCACCTTGTGTTTTATGGCAATAATTTCTTTTCTTTGTTTCCAAATCTCTTGTTTTTGATAGTCAATAAGTTTCCACAAATCCTTAATATAATCAAGAACTGGGTCGTTCTTATATCTTGTTAGAATATCATTAATATTAGAGTTATTCATTGGCTCATATTTCAGAGTCATATCATAGTCATCTGGATTCCAATTAGGATCATAAGTTTGAGTCATTTTTGTAGCCACTCTCTTGCGTCATATTCTTTTCGATATTGCCATCCGGCAGCAAAACCTTCCATATACAATTTTTTCATAACATTAACAGATTGTTTGTTTTGACTGATAAAAGAAAGATTTTTACTTACCCATTCATGGTAACTTTTTTCTTCGTCACTAAAATCCTCATCTTCACTCATTGTAGTTTCCTGTATTTCTTGTATATCTTGTTGATATCTAAAATAATATGAGGATCAGTGCTGCTTATGATAGTTTGATCATCATTATCTGTAATATAAGCCTGTATCTCGTCGTTTATAACTTCTTCAGTATATCCTTTATCAAGAATATACTTTCTTGTTTTTGCTAGTCCTCTTTTATTCTTTTTAATGTAAGAATCAATCTCGTTCCTATATTTTTCATTAGAATCATAAAGAGCATGAGATAGTTCGTGTCTTAATGTTGCACTATTTTGAGCGCCCATAATATAAAAATGATCATTCCTATACTTAAATAAATTAAGAAGTTCAATCTCTTCTGATGTTAAAGG